GCAGGAATCGCGTGAGCGACAACCTGGTGCAGAATAGACGTTCTACAGAGAATATTACGAATAGAGATCGGCGGCAACGTAATCGACTCACGCACAAATTCATCACGACACCTCAACACCAGATTTCCACGGAACGGATTATTCGTCCCAACATAATCGCGAAAGAATGTTGAGCTGACTACAAAATAACGAACATAGACATATGCAGTATTTGAGGATGATTGATTACGAAGTTGAAGTAACTCCTTTTTCAGAGCATCATCTAATGCAGGATTATTCGGTATTGCACTTAAATAACCACTCGTAATATATTGCGTCATATTTGGATAGAGTAGGTTTGACCATGATGCGGAAATGAGCCAGGTGAACCGCGTAATTGCACGAGCCCTCGTCGACGGAATATGAATCGTATCTGACTCATCAAAGAAAACACGCTTCCAAATGAGATGATTTGCATAAGATACATCTTGAACAAGACCATAGAGTGTATTGGATACAAGAACAACATCAACATCCTTCATTCGCTGAGCAATATTTTCTGCAGCAAGAACAGCCTTTGTTTGAACACCCAGGCACGTCAACGAGGTCTGATCTTTAATATAGGCCTGCCACTGACGATAGAGTGTATGAGGAACAACAATGAGACATGCTGCATCCGATAAATCATGGGCGTAATTACTTGCACGAAGACTATAGAGCTGAGAAGTGCTATTGACATCAAGTTGAGGAATCAAAGGCAACGTGGGCTTTGTCTTGAGTTGAGCAATATGACCGAGAACCATCAGTGACTTGCCGACGCCGACACCATCACCCAGAAAAGAAAAACGACTATAGATTTTAGCACCACATAGATCCATGCCGAGTGAAAGCTGATTCTCACGCTCCACCATTGAATGCAGAATCGCCTTCTGGTGTGCTCTCAAAGGAACACGAATTTCAGTAGGCTGTGGGGCCTGAGTCGCATCAGAGGTCAATGAACCCTTATACGCCTCATTCAGAACGGAGACAAATTTGTCTATATGGTTATAGGCCATTGGTGTCTTCTGAAGAAAGGAAAAGACAAATGTTTAGACCGTTATATCTCATGCATTTGAAAAAAAAGATTTTAACTCTTCATCCTTAATAAAGTCGCCAATTTTAAGATTTGTTTTCTTAACAAAAGGATTCGTTTGCTCTCTTAGCCTTTTCTTGTCAAAAGTGTTCTCGCTGTGACTCATGACCAGCATTACCTTCATCGGATCCAGCTGAATCATCGGATTCTTATACTCCTCGAGAAATGAACGCTCCTCAGAGTGTGTCACAATATCATCATAGGTATGCGTCTTTGCATACTTGGAGAGCCAAGCCATCGTTCCATTCGTGGCGTGTGTGGGTGAATAAGGACCCAACTTCCAGATCTCCTTGTTGTCCGAGTAATACATATAGATCTCAGATGCACCCGCAAGTTCAACAGTGGGGCTCTTTCGAAAGGCCTCGACTGCTGCAGATACACGACACGGAAAATAGAAGTCATCATCATCCATCGCCACAATAATATCACCCTTTGCTTCCTGATTGAGAATGTTACGCTTTCCACCAATTAGAAGCTTGTCTTCCAGATAGATATACCGAATATTAGGTAGCCGCTGTGCCAGATCCTTAAAGAAATCTTCAACAGTCTCCTGACCATCATCGAGAATAATCCACTCCATACGATCCTTTGGATAGTCCTGGCTTTCATAACACTTTATCAAGGCAGGAATAAAACGACGACGATTGTATGTGGGTGTAATAACGGATACAAAGGGTAGTGACATTGCTATTTATACATTTGACCCAATTTTTAAGCCTTCCATCGACTTCAGGATATTTCCTGCTGCCTTTGCCCCAGGGCTTGCTATTGCAGCTGCAGATAAACTCAACGCCTCCACGCCTTTGATAAGAGCCTCCGCCTTGACAGCCGACATCGCCTCAGCAGCCTGCTTGGCATTCACAGAACCACCCACCAAATCCGCTGATTGTTTCATAAAGTCCGCATATGCGTCAGTGGCTCTCTTGTCCTCCTTATAAGTGAACGGATAGAGTAACATTCTACCTAACTGACTATCTGTTTCTGTTGTAAAGATCGGCAGCATTCTGTAAATAAACGGTGCATCCTTATTGAACCACCGATACAAATAATACAGAATGACTACAGGGCCAAAGAGAAATCCATAAATAAAATACAGAATTCTATACTGGATATCACGACCAATGGCGTCGTTCGCCGCGAGAGTTCCAGCAACAAGACAAATCATCGTGTAAAACAATCCAGATACAACCTGTGTGGCAATATCCTTTGTGCTTGTTAAGAGACGAAAGAGATTAAATTGTTCTTCCTGAGACTTCTTATTTGCGTCATTCAGATTCTTATTCTGTGCAACAGTAGCTGAATTCTTCGGATCAAGAATCAGCCCAAGATAAGGCTGAGCAACACTCTGTGTTATAAACGCCTTTACAGTATTCAGCTTGTTCTGAAGATCAATTGTCTTTTGAGAGGCCGCTGTCTTATTATACGCGTCAAGTTCAGTAAAATATGCCTTCATTTTCTTTACAAAATCCGCATTTGGAACCTGTTTCTTTGCATCCATGTCATCAATGACACTAGGGCCAGTCCTCGCAATATATTCAAGAGTTAGAACAGCCGCATTATAAGCTGTCAAATCAGCCTCTGTGTCCTTAAGCAGCTGAGTTCTCTGATCCCATATTGCCGCCGTTGCAGTGGTCGTAACATAATCCGTATTTGTCTTTATCAGATCATTGAATTTTGGAAGGGCTATAGGCGACATTGTATTGTTTGCAATGAGTGTATCTGTATCTCCCCTTACATCGTTCAGAAGTTTCTTGAATTTTTCCTTTGACGGCAACGCAGCGGCATCACGTTCTGCTGCGGCCTTTTCTGCTGCGGCATTATATGTTACGGAATCAATACCTTTACTTAATGATTCAGTCAGGCTCATCTCTATTCAGGCTCTTTATGATTTTTCCGTGTTTTATTACGGAGAAGGATTTCGGGAAAAGGCCCTTTACGTCTAGGATTCAGAACAACAAAATCAGGATATTTCTTAAGTAGCCCAGAAACATCCTTTTTGACTCGGGTGAGTCGTTTTCCATCCTGTAGACCTCCTGGTGTCGTGTAAATAGAGGTCTTTGCAGCGGCAAAGTTCAATCGGACGACAACACCATCCTTCTCATAAAAAAGAAGACTACGCTCATAGTCATCCTTCGGACCTGTAGTGACAGTAAGCTTTCGATCATCCTTGAAATTAATATAGCCAAAGAAGTTACCAATAATAAACTTCAGATCATAACTCACAGTGTCTTTCATGAAAAACCCATTGGCTGATGGATAGAGACCCCATAGATTCGCCTTGTGTGTGGCACATTCCTTAAATCCACGTTCAATGAGTTTCTTGAGACTCACGAGTTCCTTTTCGTGACGTTTTTTCGTAGCATCAAACTCAATAAAGCCTCGGATATCATCATCGCAACTTACAAGTTTCTTGCCTTTTGGAAAATAGTTAGAAATAAAGTTCCTGACATTTGCGAGTCCAGGAACTCCTACAATTAAATGACCGTATGTGTTCGGATCCAAGAACTCCTTGTAAATTCCGTATTCTTCCTTATCCGCAACAAAAACATAGATAGATTCTTTCGGGATCTTGTATTTTTTCAAAGTAGTAAGAGTCTTTTCCTGTAGAATTTTTTCACGCTTATACGATGGAATTACAAAGATATAATCCATTCTCCTAATTATGCACAATATTCCTCATCGCATCATTCCACTTATAAACATCATAATCTTTATAGTTAATAAAGAGATTATGAAGCAAGCCCTGCTTTCGTGACGTTAACATCCCTAGCTGATCAAAGACCATCAGAATTGGCCGTAACTTCTCTTGAATATAGGCCATGATTTCATCAGGTGATGACGTATCACCATAGGATTCACAAGGAAACAGGACTGTATTGCCCTGCAGCTTCCTGCGATAATCAACCTGCTGGTTTACAAGATCTAGATACCTTTTTACAAAGCGAATCTTAATAAACTCATCAATTTCAGGCGATGAACCTATATAAGATAGAATTTCATCATCGGATGAAAGAAGTAGATTGATGAAGTCTCCATTATTGTCATATAGAGGCTTATACTGTTCCATGTTTGTCATACAATGACAACCAGTCCCATATGTAATGTCAAAGAGTATATTACGTTTAAACTTAGAACTATCCTTTGCCTTTTCATACAAGGCGTTAAGTGTCTGAGTAAGTCCAGAGCCAGTAAACTCCTGCACAACAAGTTTTGTGTTGTTTCGAAGAGCCTCTTTTACGTGGGTATCTAGAATATAATCGTCTTCAGGATGCTCAATCCTTTTTGAAATGAGTGTAATTGTATGAAGACTAGAGACCCACACATCATCCATTTTTACATATGTAAAGCCTCTTGATTCAAAGTAAAGAACCATGAAGTCCATTCGTTTTTCAAACTGAGGATCATAATGAATAATATTTGCCCTTGTCTTTCGAATAAAGACAGGAAGAATCTGATCATGTTCATCTGTCAGCTCATCGAGACTGAATGCATGGGGGCAGCTACCAATGCCTACATACATCATTTTTGAGTGTTTGCATACATGAGGAAAATCCCAAGTTTCAATTTTTACAAGGCATACTTGACACCGCCCATACCTCCCTCAACAACAAAGTAGTTGAGACTGTCTACATAGATTGTTAGATTGTAGACATAGGATGTATTAGGAGGCAAAGGCCAGACATCTACTTCAACTTGAAAGTTCTTGATACGACTCGCATTCAGAGATCCAGAAGGCTGTGTATTCGGAGAGTGCAAGGCAAAAGTATAGACGGGGATTCTGGTGTTTTGCTGTCCATCTAGTGATTTCCAAGGCACAATCTTCGTAAAATATTCAATAGGTTTTTCTTCCTGTATCTCATTTCCATCACTCAGAACACGCAGAGTTCTCAGAATGTTGAGCTGACCCTGCGGCAACAAAACCCCTGAAGAAGATGCACCCGCAGGAGCTCCTGGTGTAGGAACATACGGGGCTATAGGATAGGAATACCAATTGGTGAAATTCGCAAAGTCATTGCGATTCTGTAGACTATCACTACGTCTCGGAATAAACAGAAGTCTGCTAACAGGATTGTGAGTATACAGATCTAGAGTCTGACGTGTATAGAGTCCTGGAAATGAATAGGTTGTTGTTTGAGGAATCAAATAAGAGAGAGGCTGTGTTGCAAATGTCTTTCGTTCTTCATCGGCCAAATAGACATACGTGCATTGAAGTCTCGGATTTAGAAACCAACCATTAAGAACTGGCACTGTTACGCCAATATCGGTGGCAAAGTTCCGCCAATCCACATTTGTCTCGTCAGTTGATACATATTCGGGTATATTCTGCTGCATACTGACCTTGCTCGAAAGAAGCTTATAGGTGGGATTTACACGGTTACCTGAGATATCCACAATTGTGTAGAGATCCTGTATGGAATTTAGCGTGAGTTGAACCTCGCAGTCGTGATACTGGAGAGCAACAAGAGGAAGAGCCTGGGAGGTTGCATCACTGAACCAGAAGGACAGGGGAACATGGATATCTTGGCCCGCAATAGAGGGTCTATTTGTTTGAGATCCCAGAGGAAGTGACTTATTTCGATAGACAGTTGGATATCCACCTGTTCCACTTGTATAGAGGCCCGTGGCTGGAGTTGTAAGTTCTGGAATATCACCCACCAGAACTCTCCATTTTTCATAATCATTCGGATCATAATCAACAAGAGCCTTCGCGAGAAGATATGTTCCATCAAATTCCTGAATCTTCTGGCCTCCTACGTAAAATGCGGCATTCTGAATGAGAGCAGCACCAAGATACCGAACCCATTGATATTGATATTGTGTTGTGGGTGCAGAACGATTGCCCGATGCATCTTTACTATAGATATCAGGAACTCGGAATGTAAAATACAAGTCACTTACCAGATCTCCAACACGCTGTAACTTCGCTCGGAGTTTAATCTGCTGATTCCAGAAAAGTTCATTTGGACCTTCAAGTGCGAAACTTACAGATTCTTGGCTAAAATGGCTATACCGCCGATAGGATTTATACCAGAATGTCATTTCAGGATTCCCGCTCAAAAGAACGTTTTGTGTGCCATAGGCCACGAGTGCCAATAAACCACCACCAGTCATTCTTCTCTTGCTCTACTAAGAGAAAGGGTAGAAGGATTTAGATACTTGATATTTACTGCTGCTGATAACTCGTCGTCCAGTAGGTGTCCGTGAGATACGGGGGCATATCCTGGGACTTTGAAAGTGTCTTTGAAGAGACACCCTTCGTTACCAAAGCCTGGATTTCTGTGTAAGACAATGCATAAGCAAAATAGACGAGATTGCTCAAGCTTCCACTGAATGAACCATTGAAATTGAGAGGTCCACCAAGTGACATCACTTTCTTATCGCTCAATGAGAGGTTCAGAGTGCTAAACAACGTAACATTCTGGAAGTTCTGGTAAGGCATAGAACCCTCGAACGGCAACTTCTTGATGAGATTTCCGTTGATATAGACCTCGAGGCTGTTCTTTCTGCAAACAAGAACACAGTGAAACCACTTTCTTACAGGAATGTTATCAACATCAATGAAAGTCATCGGGCCCTTGTAGGCATTCATGATAATCCGAAGAGTATTTGAGTTGCCCTTCACGAAAACACCGGGACCTAGAAGGGGCCAAGGTGTCGCATAGCCCTTGTGGAATACGTGCTTCAGAACATCATCGCCTGAAAAGGTTGAAGGGTTCACATATAAGAAAAAGCTGTAACTGAACTCCGTGCCAGTTCTCTCATTGTCTGAAAAGAGAATCTGCTTTCCAAAAGGATCAACATTCAAATCCTGTGTAAAAACATACTGCTTGTCCTCGGCGGCGACCGTATAAGGCATTAGTTCGACGCTCTTGCTTCCCATTCTCATGAATGAAATAACAAGATACTCGAATGTTACAAACAGGAAAAAGAGAACCGTGAGTGTTATAAGCACAAGCAGTACCTGTTGGAAAAATCCTTTTCCTGCAATGAGGCCCACAAAACCTGAATCTGTATTGACAGCGTCTGACATCTCTACCGTTAGTTGTTAATTTTAAGAAACAAACAACGAAAGGTTAATAAATGATTTAGTATATCTACGCAGTGAAGTTCACCTGTCCCTTCGCATACTGGATCGCAGGTGTCGGGTATTTGTAGGTGACCTGGCCCTGAACATCGAACATGTTCTTGAG